GAATATTTTTATCTCAATGAACATGGATCGCTTCCAAATGGATTGCCACAATATGTGCAAAAGGCTTTTAATAAATGTTTAAACTTGGGAGAAACTAATGGAAACTAATTTAATGAGAGCTGATCATGGCAAAAAGCATACAGGCAAATATTGTGCTTTAGTTCGTGTATCAACCGATAAACAGGATGTTGAAAACCAAGTGTTCGCCATAGAACAATATCTAAATGGTGGAGATCATCATGTCGAATGGTTTAAAGAAGAAGCTGTGTCTGGTAAAACTGAATGGGCAAAAAGACCTGTTCTTAATGATGCTATTAAGTATTGCAGAAAGACTAAGGCAACTTTGATCATCTATTCTTTATCTAGGCTTGGTCGAAGGAGAGGGGATGTCTTAAACTTCTTTGACGATGTTATAGCTAAAGGCAAAATTAAAATTATAGTTGTTGATTATCCCATGCTGGATGAAACTACCATAGGTTTTATGGCTGTTATGAACCAACATGAACGAGAGCTTATATCAAGTCGTACTAAACTTTCCTTAGATAGAATACAAAGTAATCTTAAAAAAGATGGCTTTCATATTACTAAATCTGGCAGTAAAATTATCAAGCTGGGAACAGGCATGTCTAAGAAGGTACAAAAGAAAGGTGCTATGGGCAATAAGATTAAAGCTAACGAGAGAGCTGACAATCTTTTACCTAACATTGAAAGAGGTATGACGATGGGATTGAGTTATCGTGAGATAGCTATGGATTTTAATAAACGAGGTTATGAAACTGCCAGAGGTGGGGAATGGCATGCTTCAACTATTCGTAATATGTATATGAGAACAAAGGATAAAAAGTAATGATAAAAAACGACATTGAATTCCCCAATATATTAAAAACAATAAGTCTGAAAAATTCTACTGATGAAATTCATAAACATTTGCTTCGTGAATATTACTTACGAACTATGGAAGTTGAGATGGAATTGTACAGAGCAAAATCATCAAGAAGAAATGATAAAATTCAAAGATATTTTAATGCAACACCTTTAAGAAATGCATTTTGTAGATGGATGGTTTACGCAGTCTATGCCAATAGAGTTTACACTATTTCAGAACTTGTAAAAGATATGAGCAGTAATCGGCAGTCGATTTCAGAGATAATAAAAGATTGTGAAGCTGAAGGCTGGATCGATGTTACTAGACAAGCGAATTTGGTTAGATGTCGAGCCTCTGCAACACTTGTGGAAACGACTGAAGCATATTGTATATGGAGAAGAGAGCTTACAAAATCAACGATTGGAGATGCTTTTAAAGCAATAAACAGTTTTGAGAAATTAATGCAAACCAACTTGGCAGTCAAATAATTCTGAGTACCAATTTGATAGGTATAGATTTTATACTTTATTTTTATATTATAAATTTAACGAAGGAGTACAAAGTGGGATCGAATAGAAAACGTACAACATACAAACATGATATAACCAGAGCTGTTAGTTCTGTTAGAATTAAATTTCAACGTCGAATGACAGTTCCCATGTTTCATCCCCAGCATATTGAAGCTGTTTCAAAATTATTAGAATATGGCTACAATGAACTCAATCGTATAACAAAACTTAACTCTTTGCGACGAGTGGATAAATTGGTACAAGCTCATTATGTCATTGACACACTAACTCATGGATTTGCAAATATTACACCAGCCGATCCTCGAAATAGAGGTGCAGAAGAATATATATATGGCGATAATGGATTTGAAACAATTCATGGTCTTAAAGATTTAGATAAAATAATAACTGACACAGAAGGAGAAGAAGATCATGCATCAGACAGAGATCAATGGAATAAATGGATGCGAGAAAGTCTACAACGAGATCAAGAAAAAAAGCATCGAGAACATAACCATCCACCAGAAAGACAGACTGAAGGGTACTTACAGCCAAAGGATAAATACGTTAAGTCTTTGTACAACAAAAGCAAATACACGAAATCAAGCACACAAAGGGATTAAACGATTAATATTAGCAACTTGTCGCATAATATATATTATCTTTGTATATTTTGCGAACCCTAATCCCTTTATGAAGTTAGTTTATGCTGGAATTTTAATTCCTCTTGTGTTGTTGGAAATCTGGGTATTATTTTGGTTTGCCTGTGCTTTAGACGATAAGTGTTACTACGATAATGTAGGAGCTTAGAGATGCCAAAACTCACTAGAACAGGTTATGAAATTGGATCTTCTGAAGCACCAGCAATTGTACTTGGTAAAACTGTATTCAATACAAATCAAGAAGTCCTAACAAATCATCGTGATGCTATAAATAAAGTTGAGAGGATTGAAAATTTTAGAAATCCTAAAGCTTTGAGAAGGGGAACTCATTTAGAACATGGAGTTGCTGATTGGGCAAAAGAAGAATTAGAAATTCTCAATTCTCATTCACATATTACTATGTATGAACCTAAAGAAGTTTTTCAAAATATCGGAGAAAAAATGGGAGCTTCCATTGATCGTGTTATTGAAATCTCTGAAGTTCCTATTCAAATAGAAGATACAAATGGAGATCTGGTTACATTTATGGGAACTGGTATCATGGAAATTAAAACTGATTTCTATCATAAAGGTAAAATCAAACCAGAATGGTTGATACAAGTACATCATCAAATGATCTGCTCTGGATTAACTTGGGGACTAGTTGCTTGTCTTGATCAAAAAGGTGGAATAAATTTTTATCCTGTCGATAAAAACGATGCTCTTTGTACAGTTATTGTAGAAAAAATATCAGAGTTTTGGTCTTTGATTGAATCTGGTGGAGATTATCCAGCATTTTCTGAAAAGGATAAACCAGAGTTAGTTGATATAGAAGAGAAGCTGGTTAATAGTAATCACGATTTTGAACAGCTTTGTTCTGATTACACTACTGCTTCAAGTGAAGCTAGAAAATGGTCTAAGACAAAAGATGAAGTCAAATCAGCAATTCAAGATGTTTTAGATACTCTTCGATTAACTCATGCCAAGTTTCAAAACTTTGAGATCATTTCAGAAACCAAATTGAAAGAAAAAAAGAAGATGATTGGGACAGGCGAAATGCAAGAAAGCTATTCATTTTCATTAAAGGAGAAAAATTAATGCCAAACTTAACGATGCTAGAACCTAAGTCTTTAACTGAAGCTATGGAGTTTTCAAAAACATTATCACAATCTGGATTAGTCCCAGATGCTTATCGAGGAAAGCCAGCTAATATACTTGTTGCGATACAATGGGGATATGAAATTGGCTTACCACCTATGCAAGCTCTATCAAATATTAATATTATTAATGGCAGAGCTACTTTGTGGGGAGATGCTTTGGTTGCTGTGTGTAAAAAGCATCCAGATTATTATGGAATGAAAGAATGGTTGGAAGGGGACACAGCTTATTGTTCTGTTAAAAGAAAAGTTAAAGATATTATTGAAGAAACAGTTCGACAATTTTCAATAAAAGATGCTGAAACTGCTGGACTGTTGAGGAAAGGTGGAGCTTGGAAAACTTATCCTAATAGAATGTTAGCTCAAAGAGCTAGAGGATTTGCTTTAAGAGATGCATTTCCAGATGCCATCAAAGGAATTATTACTACAGAAGAAGCAGTCGATTTTCCAGACAATGCAAAGTTAAGCAATATAACAACCATACAACAGCCTTTAATAACAGATGATGGAGATCTTGCTAAAAACATAGTTGATGCTGTCACAGGCGATAATACAGCCAAGAATGTTAGTGTTGAGGAAGATGTACAACCTCTTAAAGTACCTAACATAGAATTGAAGTTGATGAACAAGCCATCTGAATTTTTTGAAACCATTGAACAGGTCATAGAAAGATACAAATCTATTATGGGAATTGTGTATGCAAGTCCAAAGTTTAAGCCAGAGGACAAGAGAACAATGCTTAAAGAGTTTGAGCATATAAACCTTGAATTGATTAATGGTCAATTTCCAGAAAAATTTATATCTGAAGTTAAGCAAAGCCGATTAGATTTAAATAAATCTCTATCTGTACAAGCTAAAAAGGAGCAAGAAAATGTCGAGTAAAATTGGTCTTACTTTACCACAGCGACAGGTTTATGATTTCTTACTTACTTACTATAATATCACAGGAGTTTATCCTTCTGTCCGAGATATTATGAGAGGAGAAATAGACGATCAGCAAGTTATTAAAAAAAGGCAAAGTCCAACCTCAATTCAAAGGATGCTTAATGAATTAGTTTTTCGTGGCTGGATTCAAAAAGAACCTTTTAAACATCGAGGTATAAAAATAATTAATTAAGAAAGGAGCTATTTATGGCACGACCAACAACAGCAAAACATCACACTCAATGCAGTCATTGTTTTAAAGATATGCCACCTGTAAAACATAAAAGACCTTTCGCAAAAATGTGTCACGATTGTAGAGGAGAGAGAATTGGAACAAAAGGAGAAGTAAGTCAAATTACAATAGACCTTAAAATTCGCAATTTAAAAATGACAAATGAAGAATTAGAAATAAGTCCAGATGCTTTTAAATAAGAATTATTTAATCAGTAATCCTTTTCTATACCCTTGAGTTCTATCATAGGTTAAACATTCTTTTCTAATATCTGCTGGATGGTAGCTTATGTGTATCCATCCAGAATTTTTCTCTCCATTATAACATTCCAAAATTAGCTGACAGAAGGGTAGGTTGCTTTCATCCTTTATCCATGTAGCCAGCTCATAGTTATCAACACCAGCCACTTCAAAATCGCTTGCAGAATAACCATTATTACAACAATGGTGGCTAGTATTTTTTGATCCGATCTCTTCACAAAGCTGTTCACTACGATAACCAGAACTGATTAAAAAAGATCCCCATTTATTTCTAATAGGTTGCAAGATATTTTCTGCCAGCAATCGCAAATTATATATACCATGTTCGGTTGGAAAATTTGGTATGCCTTTTCTATCGGCAGTTTGCGATTTAATAAGTTCAGCAAGTGTAAAGTTTTTAGATAAGTCCATTATGTTTTTTTCTTTTTAGGGAAACCAGCTTTCATATTGCTATAAGCTGAAGGACTTATTGAACTTTTCTTTTTTGTAGCACTCGTGTTAGCCTTCTTATTCTGGTTAATATTATAATACAAGCCTTTCTTAGCTGTTTTGCCAGATTTAGTTTTGTGTGTAGCAATCGCCATTTCTCTTTCCTTTTGTTGTTTAGAATGAAGTGTGGTTACATGAAGGGAATAAAAATAATTCCCAATTTTGCTAAAAAATTTTGATAGAGTTAGCCAATGCCATATCATTTTTTATCCTTACCTTTAATTCGTTCTACAGTTCTCATTGAACCTAATCCTAACATTCCCATTAAAACAGGGAGCATTGTAGCTGTGTCTGCTTGTGGAATGATTATTCCAAACCCAGCACAAATTGGAGAAACTAAAAAATTGACCATAAAACCAAGCACACAAACGTAACCTGTAAGAGGTCTCCAAGATGATTGAAACCAATTACCTTTTGCTTCTGCTTCATTAACTTTAATTTGAGCTAACATTACTTCTTGATGATGTTTTTCTGCCATCGTACTTATTTCATGGCTTAACTTCTGCTTAGTATCGGCATCTGGTATAAACTTATCTAAGATGCCTGTTACTGCTGGTATTAACATTGATAACATTTAATATACCCTCACTTTTTTTTCGTCTATTTGTGGAACTAGTTTGCACATACATTGGTAAGTCTTTTCTTTTTTGCCTTTAAATACAGTTTGATTGTTCAACCTGTCTTTATAAGACAAGCAATCATTGACGTTGCGAAAATAAATTTTTCCTTCCATCTTTAAGCCTAAATAGCAGACCAAGATAAATGCACTCATATAAGACCTTTCTTTTTGGCTACAATAAAAAGAACTGCTATTACTCCAGAAAGCAATGCTGTAATGAGTATGCCTAATACAATTTTGAGAAACATATCTCGTATATACTCTCTTCGTTTCTGTGCTTTCACTCGTGCTTCTTTTCTAGACACTCGGCAATCAGCACAAAATTGTATATAGTCTGTGTAAAGGTTGGCTCTCCCAAAAAGTTGCATATACTCCCTCAATTTTTCTTGCTTAACTCGTATAGATTCAAGAGCCATAAATTCTTCTAAATCATTGTCGGTCTTGCCTAAGAAATTAGTCCAAAGACTATTCTTTTTCTTATGTAAATCTTGTTTAAGTTTATCTTCAGCCCCTATAAAATTGGCAATTGCTGATCCAGCAGAATGTAGTTCTTTACCATTTTCTAGTGTTTTTTTAATTATTGCAAAAGCAGAATTAGCTACTAAAAGCATTTCAAGCATTGAGTTACCTCATAAACATTTGAGATGCGAGAAGCAAGATGATAGAACCCATCCCAGCATAAATTCCTGTTTCTAATCTACGAAGCCTTGAACTCAAATCTTCTATGGTAGATTTAAGATTATTTATTTCAGCTTGTAGGCTTGTCATAGTTGGCTTGCTCATTTTTTCTTTGGTTTTGGCTTTGGCTTTGGTTTAGCTAACTTAGGATTTAATTCTGCGATTGTTTTAGGCATTTGTTTCTCCATTTATTTTTAAAAAAATTTCACGTCTGAAGCTTTAACCATTACTGCTTGATCTCCTCCAAAATGAAACACGATCTTGTCCTATTATTGGCAGTCGCATAATTATTAAAATTTGCATTACCACTTCCACTTTGTCTATTGCCAGATAATGAATATGTAATTTGTGAAGTTGAATTAGGTGCATCGTGATATATTAAATTACAACTTTGTTGACCATTACCTTGTGGATCATACCCAGCAACATCATCAAGGTAAGCTAAAAATGAACCAGCTTTCATAATGTAAAATAACCAAGTTGAAGTTGCACTAGGAACATTTACACCATTTAAAAAAAAAGATGAACGAATTATACTATTACTAAAAGTTGGTGTAATGTTTAGTGTAAAACCAGTAGCTGTTATTGAAGCACCAACAACTTTAAGAGCAGTTATTTCTTGATGCAAAGTCTGTATAACACTACCAGTTGGAAGCCTATCAATGACACTTGCTGAGTTTAGTTTTGTTAATGCCATGCTATCCTCCTATTTCTGAAACTGTAAATGTTGACATAGGTGCAAAGGTGTTTGAATTATCACTAAATGTTTGAAAACTATTTATATATAAATACTGAGAACCTTCAGCATGTCCTTGTAATTTGTAGACAATTTCAGATGTGGTATTAGGTGCATCTAATAAAGTAATCGATTGTCCACTAGTAGAAGCATTTGAACCACCACCTCTACCAATAGCATGAGCTAAAATTCTACCACTATTACTTGTTGTTGCTCCACCATTAGCACCAGCAGAAAAGTTAGGTAATAAAAAATTAGTAACTGAACCACCACCTACAAACTTTACAACTTTAAAACCAAATCTTTGATCTGCATTAGCATTTCCATTTACCATTACTTGAATAAGCATTTTGCTCGATGTAGATTTAGGTGTAATTGTTACTGTCATATCTGAAATGTTTGCATAACTAGTATTATTAAATGCTTCATTGCCTAAAAATTGAGATTGTTTAACTTGCAACACAGCACCAGTACCAAGTTTACTTCCACTTATACTTGCATTATCAGCTATCTTAGCATTGGTAATTGCACCAGTTCCAATCTTGTTAGCAGTCACAGAACCATCAGTCGGAGTTGACACAGTACCTACATTGCCAAACACTCTGACAAAATCAATTGTATCTGAAGATGATAACGTAGCACCCACAGTAAGAACTGCACCATTAAGCGACATCGTTGAGCCACCTTGAATGACACCATTAATAGACACTAATAAATTGTTAACTGTTTCTGGAAAGTAATCAGCACCATTTAGTTTTAATGTGTAGTCATCTGTAGCTGAAGCTGTTAGTGAATCTAACTCTTGGAACAATCCATTTTGACTTCCGTCAACTCCTATATAGGGCATTAATCTGCCTCCTTTATTACGTTGCCATCTATCTTTGCCCATTCAAGAATTTCTTGATAGTCTGTGTTATCAGAGTCTAGTGGCACAGATAAAACTCTATTAGTATTAACTTGGGTTACTTGATAACTGCACAGTTCGTTTGTAATTATACTTATATTTTTTGTTACTGTATCAATCATAATTTTAACTCCTAAAGATCACATTTAAATGCCATGTAAGACGCTGTGTTTGTTGTTTGTAGCCAACCTCCAGACCCAGAAGTTAAACTTGACAAACCACCTTTAGACCATAAAACTTGCTTGTTATCAGCTCCATCAATGGCAATTGTATTAAAGTCAAAATTTGTAGCGTTAAATGTGCATCTATAATAATTTGTACCAGACACTATATCTATCGTGGGAGTTGCCCTCATTGTAGGATTAAGTTGTATAACTCCAGTAACTTGAGCTGTATTATAAGCTGATGCCATACTCATGTATTTACTAGCTGATCCAGTTGTTAACAAATTATAATAGCGTTTGCAAAGATGAAGCTCTTCCCCAAATGACCTATGCTCAAATGGTGTGGCAACCGAGCCAACTTCAACTTGGAATCCAGCCATTATCCAATTATTATTTGCATTGTCGATACCATTGACTTGATTTGTTGAAGCATAAATATTACCAGCACCCCAAGCATTACCAGTTGCTCTACGAGTAGCATCAACAGAAATAGTTTGTATTATTTGAATACCTATGCCATTTGTAATTAACCAAGTTCCAGTTGTATCTCCAGCAACAATTATTTGTTTATATTCCCATGTGTTTGTCACGTTTACTGTGTATTCTGCTGGGTAAGCTCTATCTCCAGCAGAGTTTTTTATTGCAACAGTAAAGATACCAGTCTTTGTACTCTTAACCCAAAATGATATAGCAATAGATTTAGCAACAGATGTTCCCCAACCTAAATGCGAAACATCAGACCCTTCTAATTTGTGAACAAAACAATTTAATCCTGGAGTTGCTCCTGATACAGCAGTAGCTGTATCTGATTTGAAACTATTTTTAAAAAGAAATAATGGAACATCAGTTGATTGTGTAATATTTAATGCACCAGCTTCTTTATACACTTGCCACAAATCTAAAGTACGAGCATTGTGGGCAACAGAATTAAAAGTTGCTCCTCTTTGAGCTATTGAAAAATCACCATTTATATTAAGTCTACGTTTCCCAAGATTAGAAGCAATTGATTTAGGTAATATTTTGCTTAATGCCATGTTATGCTCCT